ATACCGCGGCATTGGAATGCGCTGATGGCCAGGTTCTCGACCCACAAGGTCAAAAAGGTGGAAGCCATCGGCAAGCTGGTGCCGCTGATCGCTTCGCCGGCACCGGGCCTGTTCGTGCAGAAGGCTGTCACTGCTTGGGCCATTCCGCCGATGAAGGGGGTGGAAGGCAAGCGGTCCACCGACATGATCGTGCTACCGGCACAGTTCTACGACATGAATGGCTGGGACCTGGAGGCTAATCACGAGCGTACCCGTAGGCGCTGGCGTAAGGGCGTCAGCGATGTGCTCGAGGAGATGGTAGGGGAGGCGCTGCGAGAGGCAGAGCGAATCCTCAATGCAGAAGGTGTTTTGCTGAACATGGCCGCTTGACATTAGTGTCCGTATGTCCGACTCTATACCCATCCTGTCGATCTTGCGCGTTGAGGATCGATGAAGGCTCCGGGGGGTGACTGGTTCGAGTCCAGCTGCTATGCCGGCTACCCAAATGGCAGTTCTGTTTGTTTTGACGGTCTTAATGACCAGCCTGTACATGACACCAGATTTGCTGATTGCAGCAGTTTCGTCTGCAAAAGAGGGTAGTTTTATGATGAGAGAAACCGTAGGTCTATTGCTTCAACCGTTAGCCGCTTCGATTTCTGCCATCTGGTGTAGCTGTGTAGCCGCAGGTGCGATACCCCGCTCCATCTGAACGTAAATGTTCACACAAAGCCCAGCCTAACCGCTGGGCTTTGTCGTTTCTGGCTGTCATTCAGCCGTTACGTTGAATCAAGCCGCCTCGACCGATATGGCCAGGCGCTTGCCCAGAACAGACAGCGCTGCTTCGAGCTGATCCATCTTCGATCCGTGGAGGAAATCCACCAGGCGATCGACCTGCATAGGCTTCACGTTTAGCAGGCGAACCAGATCGGCCTTGCGCATACCGCGCTCGAGCATCGTGTTCCACAGGTGGATCTTCGCCACGGTCACAGCAGGCAAGCGGACAACATGCTCGCCGGGTTCGGCTGCTGTGGCTGCTGGAATAGTTCGGCGCTGATCGACGTAGAGAGACAGAGTGGTCTCGATTGCGTCCAGGGCTTCGCTAAGCGCGTGTTCTTCGTCATCTCCGTAGCTGTTCAGCTCGGGCAAGTCGCGGCAGAACACGGCAACGCCTGGCGTATCGTCAGTTTCGAAGCGGATTGCATAGTCGTACATGGTCACTCCTATGGGGTGATCGCACAGCGTTCAGACGTGGCGAAGGGGCTCTCAGAGCCCCAGTTGCTTGATGATCGCTTTGCGGGTCGGTTCCTTCATTTCCTTGGCTCCGTGGTCCGCGAAGATCGTCGAGTTGCCATTCGGTGCAGTGATCTTGAAGTGGCTTCCTTTGCCGGCTTCGAAGGTCACCCCTTGGGCCTTCAACCATCGCCTGAACTCGCTGTGCTTCATCACCTCATCTCGTTGTTGGGATGGGCTCATTATACAACAGAATTGTTGTATTGCAACAGAAATGTTGTATTTGCTCGCCCTGCCTAACAGCGGGGTTTTTCGTTTCTGGCTCCCATGTCTTCTTCCCAGCTCCAAGCGGACTGATGCGCATTGAGGAGCCCGATTGTTTTGCCCGAACTCCCCGGGCGTTTTATTACTGGAGCCACGAATGACAGAGCCAGCTTCCACCGGCGCGCTTGCTGTCGGCATTGCCGGAGCAGGCGTGGCTGGAGTGATGGCCGGCGTAACTCATGAGGCAATGGTCGGCTCCCTGTGTGGCGCGCTGCTGTTCTTCACCACGACCAAAGAGCTACCCATCATCCGCAGGCTGATGTTCCTCGTGATCTCGTTCGTGATGGGCATCCTGTTCGCGCCGCTACTGGCAAAAGCCGAGTTCTTTGGCTTCGGGCCGATTGATCTCGCTGGGCCATCGGCGTTCATTTCGAGCGCAATGGTCATCACCGTCACGCTTGCTGCGATCAAGCAGCGTCGGGGAGCGGAGCCTAACAATGGATAAGCTGATCCTGACCTACGTCACCCTGGTGCTGAGCGCCTTCATGTTCGTTCGCCTGTTCACCTACCGCCGAGGGGAAGCTCAGTTCAGACGCGACGTATCGATCATGGCTGCCCTGATCATGATGTGCTGCGGTGCGACGGTGATCTACATCCTGGCCGGCGAGCTGGTTGTCCCGCGCAACGCCTGGCCCATGGTCCTGCTGCTGGCCGTGCTCACGGCATCGCTGATGCGCTGCGGCGGCAACCTCTCCAAGGTGCTGAGGCATCCGTATGGGTGGGATGGAAGGGAGAGGCGGCGCTAGACGAAGGTCGTCGGGGATTCAAATTTCAGCGGCGGAACGCCTCCGCCATGCAAGAAAAGAAGAGGGCTCCTAGGGCTGATGCAGCAACATCAGCCCTAGGCGCCAACCTGCAGAACCAGCCTGCAAGCCAGCCAAGGCCCCCCGCACTCGCGAGTGCCGGGCGAGCCTATCAGAAAAGAAAAGGCTATGCAGACCATGAAAGACCAACGTTGTGGAAGCTGTAACAGACTCCTGGCGAAGACAGGAGCATTCACGACCATTCAAATCAAGTGCCCGCGCTGCGGAACCTTGAACCACCTGAAGACCGAGAGTCTCGATTCATCGCCACTGAGCGACCTCGATGCGGCTGAAGCCGGCCAATCCATTCAAGCATATGAGGTAAACAAAGATGGCTCTCACTCCCGAACAAATCGAAGTCACCAAAGCCCTGGTATCGAGCATCTGGACCCCGTCCATTGCTAACAGCCTGAACTACAACGAAGACGTTGAAGAGGTGGTCCGCCTGGCAACTCAACAGATCGGCCAGTGCTCTGCATACATCTACAACCTGTTCGCCGCGCTCACGCTCGGCGCCGTTGGTGGTGCGGCTGTGATCTACAGCAAGCAATGGATGCGTGATCTGGGGCTGGACGTTGCCAAAGCGGTGGCGGACAACAAAAATAACTTCCAGGCACGCGCCTGCATCAACACCGCAGCTGCTAGCTACCGCTCTCCGCTGGAGATGGCTTCGCTCGGCATCTGATGCGTTTCTGTTGAGGGCCTAGAGCCCCTTTTTCTGAGGCTACGGTTGACTACTACCAAGCAGCCAGGGAGCACAGCTGGAAGAATCTTCTTGCTTGCTTGCGTACTGGCAATAATTGCTCTCGTCGGAGCGAAATGCTCGTCGTCTCGCTCCGATGCTGATGACCCAGATCTGCGGAAGATCGAATCTGAGGCCCGCGCCGCATTGCTTGCTCACGTCAGCAACCCTGACACCGTTGAGATCCGCAACCAAACCGGTCGCTGTGGCCAGTTCAGGCATCGTGATTTTTATGGTCGGGAGTCTGACTATCGGCGGTTCATTTCCTCAAACGACAACGATGTGATGGTAGAGGCCGAGTACCACGATCAGGCCTTCGAGCATCTATGGACGCGCTTTTGCTTAGGTCAGAAATAAATCCTGCATCGCTGGCAGCCGTTTTGTTAATGGCGTTAGCAGTCAGTTCATGCGGAAGCGGCGACGATCCTGACGAAGCCACCATGCAAGCGCGCCGCCAGGTTCAGCAGGTCCTTGACCGCCCCGAGTCTGCAACGTTCACGAGCGAGCAGCATGGGTGCGGAGAGGTGAGTTACGAAACTGATTCGGGTGTTAGCGTAAAGAGAAGACGCTTCATCGTGCTGGATAGCGGACAGGTGCTGCTGCGTACGGCAGACGCCCCTGTTGAGTTCGCATTGATTTGGGATAGTAGGTGCAAAAATTAACGAGCTGTTCGGCGAATTGGCCGGCCACTGCGCGGAAGTTGTACTACCATGGCAGGCCTAAGTTTTTCCTAAAAAAACTGTTTTCCCCTCCCAAGAGGCGCTCGCCGTTGCCCCAATTTGGCATAATCTGCCTTAGGTATGAGTTTGGTCCTCCAAGTATTCCATGGCGCTCGATATCTCGAACGCTTATCCCTAGAGTTGCTCGTACTATTTTGGCGCCTTCGCCACTTTCATTCGAGGCACCTTGAAAGTTCGAAATTATCCGATGGCCGAGCCATGTGAATAGAATAGTTTCGATGTTTGTTTGCCTTGGATTGTCCTCCTCAAAGGTAGACTCACGCTCGGCAGGCTTCGCGGAAGCGGCAAAATGCGGGAAATCACGCTCGTATTCCAGTTGCGATACTGCGGCACTGACTGTCTGCTGGTGGAGGTCAAGAAGTTGAGCTTTGAACTGCTCGTCAGTGAGTGATGTTCGGTACTGTTGTTGCTCGATTCTGCTAAGTATCAGCAATTGATCTTTCGATAGGTTGGCTTCTGAAAATTTCACCTTATAAAGATCGTAGATGCGATGCTCTGTCCATTTATTCCAGAGCTCTTTCAGCTTTTCGTAATCGGGTTTTGCTGACTTTAGATCAGATATAATCTTATTGTAGTGCGCTACATGGTTCGGGTCAGGGGCTTCAAGAGGTCGATGAGCTGTATATCCGGTCTCCGCGTGAATGTATTCGGGTTGGCTGGCAATAGAAAGTGGCGTAGTGAGCGCAATGGTTAGCGCCATAAGATGAGTTGGCTTGATCACAGTTAGCTCCTCATATGCCAAGTTGCGATGGCAATGATTGATCGCATGGAAAATGATAGTTGCAGTGCGGTTTCTCGTCACGCCGAACTGGCGCATGCGGGGCACCTTATCGATGAATGTCGTCGATCTGCCTGTGGGTGCTGGTCATGCTGTCGGTGTTAAGGAGGGTGGATGGCCGCCTTAGGCCTTGAATACCGCCGCCCGCACGCCAGTGCCATAGCCTCTAATGGCATGCGCATCCTGCCGTTGTCACTGCCGCGAGACGTGGTAGATGGCAAGCGGCCCGCCAGCATCCTCACTGAGGCCGTATTGCAGCGGATCGTTGAGGAGTGGCTGGAGGGCATACAAATTAACTGGAGTTCCTGAATGGCCGGCCCAAAGGTATTGGAGTTCAAGCGTGAAGACTGGCGCGAAATTCCAGCCACGCTTCGGCTGATCGCCGATGAGCTTGATTCAGGCGAGCTTCCGCCATGTTCCGTGGGCACGCTGGCGCTGCTGGCGCAGGGCGGAGAGGTCATGACGTTCGGATTCGGCCAGAAGGGTGATGACTTGCAGTGTCTGGCCTTGTTGCGGCTGGGTGAGCAAAAATTGGTTGATGCAATGCTGGCTACAGATGACTAAACGGGAAGGCCAAAAGGCCTCCCGTCTTCAGCTTACGAGCGACGCCCGTCTTTTTCCTTCGCCACCCCTTTGAAAGGAGTGCCGTCGGATTTGACGTCCATGAAGCGGCCGGTGGTGGCGTCACGCTTCACGAAGGTGTCGTTTTGAGGGTTATATGCTTGGGTGCGGTCGGTCACTGAACCCTTGCGATATCCCTCGCCTGTATTTTTAGCCATGGGCCAAATCTCCAAGCTGCTACGGCAAAGGGTGCCATTCCCTGGTGCGCCCCATGCGCAACCAGAGGCACATGGTGGCTTGTGGCTACTAATTCAACTGCCCCTACTAACGTCTGCTGCTAAGCGGAAGGGTTGCACTCGATATGGTCAGTTCTCGCGCGCTGGTCAGGCATACCATTGAAATGGCATCACGGTGCCCTCATGATGGTTTTTCACTCATTATGATGGCGAAGTTATGTCAGAGCTTAAGAAAGGCGATGTGGTGCAGCTCAAAAGCGGAGGCCCGAAGATGACTGTTCAGGATGTCGGGGACTACGGACCAATTGGTCCGGAAAACGGCGTGATGTGCGTCTGGTTCGACAAGACCAAGCAGCAATCATCGGTCTTCGGCGCGGAGACTTTAGAGAAAGCCTAGCAAGAGTGCTGGGTGAAACGTGCCTCGCCATGTGCGGGGCTTTTTATTGGAGTTCACATGACAACGAAGCAACCCGACTGGGAGGCGATCGAACGTGCCTACCGGGCCGGGTCGCTTTCTCTGCGCGCCATAGCGGACAAGTTCAACAGCAACGAGGGGACGATACGCAGCCGCGCCAAGAAACACGGATGGCAGCGCGACCTCTCGGAGCAGGTCAGAACAGCAACTCAGGGGAAGCTGTCACGCACAGCCTCACGCAATGACGTCACGCAGCGTGATGCGCGTGAAGATGCTGAGATTATCGAAGAGGCTTCTGATGAGGCGGCGTCGGTTGTGCTGGCACACCGGTCTGGACTCGCCATGTGGCGCAGCATTGCCGACAAGCTGTGCTTCGCGCTGGCCGAGATGGACGTAACAGAAGACAACCACGACCGTTTTGCTCGTTCCCTGAACGCTGGCGTTGATGCGCAGCTGAAGGTGATCAAGGGCGAACGGCAGGCCTACAACCTCGACAGCGAGGAAGGCGACAAGACGGTCAGCGACCTGGCCGCACTGATGGACGAGCTATCGACTGAGGCCTAGCGCATGAAGCCCGAGCACCTGAAACTGCTACGGGATCGGTTCTGGCGGCTAAACAATCTCTACTTCATCACCGACAAGCACGGGAAGAAAGTCCGCTTCCGCATGACAAAGGAGCAGATCGACTACTTCCAGGGGATGCACACCCGCAACATCATCCTAAAGGCTCGCCAGCTTGGGTTTACCACCCTGGTCTGCATCGTCCAGCTGGATGCTGCGCTGTTCGAGGCGGCCAAGTGTGCGCTGATCGCTCACACCTTGAACGACGCCAAGCGGTTGTTCCGGGAGAAGATCAAGTACGCCTACGACCATCTTCCGAACGAGATCAAGGCGGCCAACCCTGCACGCAACGATGCGGCCGGTGAACTGGTATTCGCCAAGGGTGGCTCGCTGTACGTCAGCACGTCATTCCGTGGCGGCACTCTGCGTTACCTGCATGTTTCCGAGTTTGGAAAGATCTGCGCCAAGTTTCCGCACAAGGCGCGCGAGATCGTCACTGGTGCTTTCGAGGCGGTAGCCACTGATTGCTACGTCACCATCGAATCGACGGCGGAGGGGCGGGCCGGCTACTTCTTCGACTATTCGCAGGCCGCAGAGAAACAACAGACCGCAAAGCAGCCGCTCGGCAAGCTGGACTGGAAGTTCTTCTTCTTCAGTTGGTGGAAGAACGCCGACTACTGGCTAGACCCGGTCGGAACGGTCCTGCCGCAGCGCCTGACGAACTATTTCACGGAGCTTGAGGCCAGGCACGGCATCAGGACGAGCGAAGGCCAGCGAGCTTGGTACGCCGCCAAGGAAAAGACCCTCGGCGACGACATGAAGCGCGAATACCCGTCGATCCCTGCAGAGGCATTCCAGCAGAGCATCGAAGGCGCCTACTACGCCAAGCAGTTCGCCAAGCTCTATGCGCAGCAGCGCATCGGGGTATTGCCCGACAACAGCCACCAGCCTGTGCATACCTTCTGGGATATCGGCGTCGGCGACTCGACGGCCATCTGGTTCGTTCGGATCGTTGGCGATGAGTTCCACGTTATCGACTACTACGAGAACAGCGGCGAAGGCCTGCGGCACTACATGAAGGTGCTGAAGGATAAGGGCTACAGCTACGGCGAACACTGGGGTCCGCACGATATCGACAACCGCGAGTTCGGCAGCGACGGGAAGACCCGGCGCGAGTTGGCGAAGGAGGGCTATGAGATCGACGGCCAGCGCTACAGCATCCGATTCCAGGTGGTGCCGAAGCTCGGCGTAGACGACGGCATTGACCATGTTCGCGAGATCCTTCCTCGGTGCGCCTTCGACGAATCGAAGTGCGAGCAGGGCATCGGCTGCCTGGAAAACTATCGAAAGGAATGGGATGACAAGCGCGGCTGCTGGAAAGATAAGCCGCTTCACGATTGGTCGTCTCACGGCTCAGACGCGTTCCGGTATTTCGCCGTAGCGATGAGCAGACGCAAACGCACAGGCGGCATGCGCCGTATTGGAGGATTGGCATAATGCCAGTGCAATCTACAAGCCCCGACTACGACCGCCACCTGCCCGAATGGCAGCTTATGGACGCCGCCCTGGAAGGCGAGGAGGCGATCAAGGCAAACACCTGCAACCTGCCCAAGCCGAGCGGCATGGTCGAGGCGGAGAAGCAGGACGGCGCCGGCAATCGCTACCTCTACGAGAACTACACGGCCCGGGCTCAATACGAGCACTGGGTTCGCGACTCGCTGCGGTCCATGATGGGCCTGGTGTCGCGCCTGCAGCCGGAGATCGAGTTGCCGGCGGGCATGAAAGGGCTGCTGGACAACGCCACCGCTGACGGCTTCGGCCTCAAGCAGCTGTTCTTCCGCTTGGTACGGCAGATCATTTCGCATGGGCGCATCCCGCTAGTTGCCAACATCGACGACAACGGGCTGCCGTACTTCTCGACGTACTCGGCAGTCAATGCGATCAACTGGAAGGTGGCCAGTCAGAGTGGACGCCAGGATCTAGTGCTTGCAGTGTTTCGCGAGTTCCGCGAGAAAGATGGAAACGACGAGTTCACGCACGAATGCGAACCGGTGTACCGCGTGTTCACCATGCGCGATGGCGGCTGCTACAGCTCTGTCTGGAATGATTCGGGTGAAGTGGTTGATAACGAGATGCCGCTCGGCACCACCGGCGCCGACCAGCGCCTGGTCCGAGGGCTCGAATACATCCCCGTCGTCTACTGCGGCTCGACCGACAACGGCCCGGACGTGGACGAGGTGCCGCTGCTGAGCATGGCGCGGGCGGCGCTGAAGTCCTACCAACTGAGCGCCGACTATTTCACTGCGTTGCACCAAACCAGCCATCCGCAGCCATGGGTGTCCGGACTGGACGAGGAGGTCGACCTGTCGGTGACTGGCCCGTCCGCCGCTTGGGATCTTGGCCCGAACGGTTCGTGCGGCTACCTGGAGTTTCAGGGCGCCGGCATCGAGGCCGTGCGCAAGGCGATGGACGACCAGCGCAATGCTGCGCTCGAGGCGGGCGCCAAGGTCATGGATATTGGCGGCATTGAGTCTGGTGAGGCCCGCAAAGCGCGCCAGAACGACCAGCATGCCACGCTGCACAGCATGGTCATCACCGCAGCCGAGGGGCTGGAGCAGGGCCTGCGCTACCTGGCCGACTGGCTCGGCTTCGATGAAAAACAAGTGTCGTTCACGGTTAAGCCTGAATTCACATCTGTCGGGGTAGATCCTCAGATGGCTGCCCAGCTGCTGACCGCGGCTCAGGCTGGCATCGTCAGCCATGACTCGTTCTGGCTGTACATCAGCACCGGAAAGCTGCCTGAGCGGGATTGGGAAACCGAGCTGGAGTTGATCCAGCAGCAGGGGCCAGCATTGGGCGGTTTCGGTTTTGAGGGGCTGAGCAATGGCGACCGCGAATGATCGGCTTGCCGACCTCGCCATTGGGCATCAAATATATCTGCAGCGGTACGGCGGCGGGGTAGCTCGGCGATTCCTGGCACTGCTGAACCGTGTGGATGATGATTTATTCGCCCGGCTGACCGAAGCGCTAGATCGCCTGCCGCGAGAGTCCTTCACCGTGCAGCGCCTTGATCAGATGCTTGTGCAGGTACAGCAACTGAATGCCGAGGCGTACCGGGCCGCGGGTGAAGAGCTAGACCAGGCGCTGCTTGACCTGGCCGGCTATGAGGCTAGCTATCAGCATCGTGCGATCCAGTCGGTTCTGCCTGCTGCGGTTGCTGAGCAGCTGACCCTCAGCACTGTGTCCGCCGCCCAGGTCCACGCCGCGGCGATGGCTCGGCCATTCCAGGGCACGCTGCTGCGAGAAGCGCTGAAGGATATTAAGGCCGCACGGGCCGCCCGCATCCGCGACGCAATCCGGATGGGCTTCGTCGAGGGCGAGACGATCAGCCAGATGGTTCGCCGGCTGCGCGGGACCAGGGCGCTGAAGTATGCCGACGGCCTGCTGGCCATCGATCGGCGCGGCGCTGAGGCTCTGGTGCGGACGGCGGTGAACCACACGGCGAACTATGCGCGCCAAGCGACCTATGAGGCGAATGGCGACCTGATTCAGCAGTGGCAGTTTCTCGCCACGCTCGACGGGCGCACTACGCTCACATGCGCTTCCCTATCTGGGAGGAAGTTCAAGATCGGCACCGGCCCGCAGCCGCCAAGGCACTGGGGCTGCCGCAGTACGTCCGTGCCGGTTCTAGCCTCGGCATGGGAAGCGCTGGGCCTCAGCAAGTCCGAGGTCGACGCAGGCACGCAGGCGAGCATGGACGGCCAGGTGGCCGGCGATATCACCTACGGGCAATGGCTCAAGTCCAAGCCAGCTGCGTTCCAGGACGAGGTGCTGGGGGCCGAGCGAGGCAAGCTGTTCCGAAGCGGCGGGCTAACGGTGGATCGCTTCACTGATTCGCGCGGTAAGGTCTACACGCTCGACGAATTGCGCAAGCGAGACGCTGACGCATTCGATAAAGCGGGGCTATGATGGCGCAATGACTACCAAGCACCCATTCCATGTGATCGAAGGCTCTCAGGAGCAGGCGAACACCGCCAAGCGCAAGCAGGCCCGCAAGGCGAACCCAGCGGCGGCGCACCCGTTCCGATGCCATCGCTGCGGTGGTGGGGAGATCATCGAAACGAAGGTCGGGATGATCTACAAGAACGGAAAGCCGCAAGGCGGAACGAAGCAATACCTATGCGCGCATTGCTTCATGAAGGGCGAGCGGGTGGTGTTGGCATGAGTACGAACCCGAGGTCTATGCGGATCGCTGACCTTGGGCTGAGCGCCCGAATGGTCAACGCGCTTGCGCGAAACGGATGCCACACGTTAGGAGATGCTGCACGGCTTGGCGTTCGCGGTCTGCTCGGCCCAGGGGTTGGGCCTGAAACATGCCGTCTGCTGCGTTTTGAGCTTGAGCGCCACGGCATATCGCACGACATACCAAGTACCTTCCGGAAAGGTTACGACTACTGACAGGACCGGCCTAACGCCGGGTTTCCCATTTTTTAAAGCCTCGACTTCGGTCGGGGCTTTTTCGTTTCTGGCTCCCGAGAGCCGCCACGCGGCCAGGCCGCAACCACTCCCGAGGGGAACCACCCATGTTTGACTTTGACCCGGCCGAACTCGGCCTGCAGCTCGACGAAACCCAAGCCAAAGCCCTCAAGGAGGCGCTTGGCGGCAAGGTTCAGCAGTACCTGGACACTGAGGTCGCTGGCCTCAAGAGCAAGAACCAAGAGCTGCTCGGGGCCAACAAGACCCTGAAAACCGATCTAGACCAGTTCAAGGGGCAGTTCGAGGGTCTTGATATCGGCGCCGTCAAATCGCTGCTCCAAAAGGCCAGCCAGGACGAGGAAACCCGATTGTTGGCCGAGGGCAAGCTTGATGAGGTGATCAGCAAGCGCACCGAGCGTCTGCGCGCTGACATGGACAAGCAGCTGCAGGCTGAGAAAGAGCGCGCCGACAAGGCCGAGTCCTTCGCCAAGCGCTTCAGCGACAAGGTGCTGGCCGATTCCATCCGCGCTGCAGCCTTGAAAGCCGGCGCGCTGCCCGAGGCGTCCGAGGACATCATCCTGCGCGCCAAGGGCACCTTCACTCTCAACGAAAACGGCGAGGCAGTAGCTGTCGACGCAGATGGCCAGGTCATCTACGGCAAAGACGGCAAGACCCCGCTCAGTCCGCTCGAATGGGCGGAATCGCTGCGGGAAACCGCATCTCACCTCTGGCCAAGGGCTCAGGGTGCCGGACCTACCGGCGACAACGGTGGCAAGGCTGCCAAGAAGTGGGGCGATCTCAACGAAGTCGAGCGTGCGCGCTTGGCCCGCGAGAAGCCCGAGGAATTCAAGAAACTCATGGCAACCCGAGGACAATAACTCATGGCCACCACCCAATTGACCGACATCTTCGTCGGTGAGTACTACGCAACCCTGGACCCGGTAAACAGCCCGGAAAAAACCGCCGTCTACGACTCCGGGATCGTCACCCGTTCGCCGGTGCTGGACGGAATCGCCAACGGCAGCCAAGGCACCGCCGAGGTCAGCTACTGGCAAGACCTGGACGCCGACGAGGCGCCCAACATCTCCAACGACGACCCGGACGACCTGGGCGAAGTTGGCAAGGCCAGCCAGGCGAGCATGACCGCCCGCGTGCTGTACCTGAACAAGGGCTACGGCGTCGCAGACCTTACGGCCGAGCTGGCCAACACCGAGCCGATGCAGCACATCCGCAACCGATTCGGTACCTACTGGACCCGCCAGTGGCAGCGCTACCTGCTGGGCTCGGCTCGCGGAATCATCGCCTCCAACATCGCCAACGATGCCGGCGATATGGTGGTGGATGCGGGCGCAACCATCAGTGCGCAGGCATTCCAAGATGCGGCCTTCACCGCTGGCGATGCCGCTGACCAGTTCGGCGCGATCGGTGTGCACTCGGTCGTGATGAACCAGATGGTCAAGCAAGACCTTATCGAGTACCTGCGCGACTCCGAGGGCCGCGTGATCCTGGCTACCTACCTCGGTAAGCCGGTGTTCATGGATGACAGCCTGACCTACGCCCCTGGCCAGTTCCTGTCGGTCTTCTTCGGCTCCGGTGCGTTCGGCTACGGCGAGGGCACTCCGAAGACGCCGGTGGAGCTTGAGCGTAAGCCGTCCGGCGGTAACGGCGGCGGCGCTGAGGTGCTGTGGGAGCGCAAGACCTACATCCTGCAGCCGGCCGGCTTCAGCTGGAAGGGCAGCAATGCGCAGAACGCTTCACCGACTGCTGCTCAGTACGCCAACGCTGCGAACTGGGAGCGCGTCTTCGACCGCAAGCAGGTTCCGTTCGCTGCGGTGATCAGCGGCACTGCTGCAGGCGGTTAACCCTCTCGGGCGCCCCGGTGGGGCGCCCCTTCCACAGCGGAGAGAATCATGAAAGTCATTTACACCGACAAGCCCGGCAAAGACCGCGACGCCTGCTATCGAACCTCGTTCCTTGGCGTCATCAGTGGCGCAAAGGAGGTGGTCATCGACGGCAAGTTCCCCGGCGTCGCCGAGGCCTATGAAGCGGCAGGCATCAAGGTTGGCGGCAAGGCCAAGCAGGAGTCCAGCGGCGAGACGGACCCGCACAAAATGGGCGTGCCCGAACTGAAGGAATGGCTCACTAAGCAGGGCATCGATTTCGACGCCAGCGCGAAGAAGGCCGACCTGCAGAAGCTGATCCCGGCCACTGATCCGGCTGCTGGCGGAAACACCGATCCGGAAGAGAAAGAGGACTGATCCATGACCGACTTCGTCGCCGTTGCCGATGTTGATGCCCTGCTTGGTCCTGACTGGGCCGGTACCGGTGATGAGGTCCTTGCCGTGACCATGGCCAATGCCTGGTTGACGGCCAAGATTACGAGGCCTGTGCCCAGCCCGACGCCGAACGAGGTCAAGCTGGCTGGCGCGCAGGTAGCAAAGCTGGCAGCAGCTGGGGGGTTGTTTGCTGACCAAGACCGAGAGGTGATCAGCACGAGCGTGACCGCGGGGCCGGTGACCACCGCCAAGACCTTTGCCAAAGGGTCGAAGCAAGTCTCGGCCGCCGAGTCGTTCGCTCTGGCGCTGCTAGTTCCATGGACCAAGCGGTCCGGCACCATGATGCTCAAGAGGGTCTGACATGAGCCTTCGCGCTGAGATCCTCGACGGCATGGCAGAAGCTGCCGCAGTGGTCGCTGAAATCGGCGACCTGGTGACCCTGGAGGTTTCTACGCCGGGCGGCTATGACCCGGTGACCGGTTTAACCGCGCCGGGTGAAACTAGGACCCAGCAAGCCCGGGCCATTCTCGACAACTACGGCCTGCAGTCGTCTGGTCAGCAATACGCCGATGGCACGCAGATCATGCGCGACGACAAGAAGCTTTTCTTGCCGGCTATACAAAGCGTGATCGACCCGGCGGTAATGGCGCCGCTTGAGTGGGCCCCAACCCTAGAAACCAAAGTGACCGCAGCAGGGCAGGTATGGAAGGTCATTTCTATTCAGGCCATCAATCCGACCGGCGACGTGCTGGCCTATGAGCTTCAAGTGAGGCGCTGATGGGATTCTCTGACGAAGTTCGACGCTTCACGGCCAAGACGACAGAGGCGCATGACAAGATCGCACGCGTGGCCACGCTGGAGCTGTTTAGCGGAGTGATCAAGGCGACGCCGGTCGATACTGGGCGTGCGCGCGGCAACTGGCAGACCACGGTGGGCTCGCCAGCGAAGGGCAGGCTTGAGCGTGAGGACAAGAGCGGCAGCGAGGCAATTGCCGAGGTCGAGGCGAAAACGCCCGAGGGCACGGGGCAAGTGACGTACCTGAGCAACAACCTGCCGTACATCATGGAGCTTGAAGAAGGCAGCTCGAAGCAGGCGCCTGAAGGCATGGTCAAGCGCAACATGGACCGCGTGCAGAAGATGGTCGACTTGGCCATCCGCAAGAACAAGGTGTGAAATGAGCGAGACGAAGATCAACGCCGCGCTGGTATCGGCTTATCTGGCGTCAGGCGTAATGCCGCAGACCCGGACGGCTTTCGAAGGCGTCACGTTCGAACCTGTAACGGGGCAGAGCTGGGCGCGACTCACCGGCCTGCCCAGCGGGCGCGCACCGGCAGCGATGGGATCGGATGCGCCGCAAGAGTGGACCGGCATCCTCCAGGTCGACCTGTTCCACCCGAAAGGCACTGGTACCGCCCCGGTCCTGGCTGACGCGGACGAGGTGTTGGCGTTCTTCACGCCCGGGAAGCGGCTCGAGTATCAAGGCCAGCGCGTGCTGATCCGGCGCGCAGAGCGGTCACCGATCCGGACCGAAGACGTCTGGTTGTCCGTGGCGATCAGCATCTACTGCACCGCCTGGATGTTCCTGGCGTAACCACAAACTGAACCACCGCAGCCCGCCTTGAGCGGGCTTTTGCATTTCTTGGAGACAGCAAATGCCCTACGCACAAGGCGTCAACCAGAACACCTACATCAAGCCGGAAGGCGTCGACGGCGCGCTGGATCCCGCAGTGGCGTGGATTCCCCTGCGCCTGATCAGCAATGGCCTGAGCCAGACCGTCGAGGAACTGGAGTCCGACGAGATGCTGCCTGGCCGGCACACTGCCGAATCGCGCAGCGGCGTTTCCAGCGTAACCGGTGACATGGAAGCCGAGTTGACCTTCGGCACCTTCGACATGCTGCTGGAGGCCGCCTTCCACGGCACCTGGACCGACAATGTTCTCAAAACCGGATCGGTCCGCCGCAAGTTCGCCGTCCTGAAGCAGAACGAGGACATTGGCCGGTCGCAAATCTACCGCGGCTGCGAAGTCGGCACGGTAACCATCGACTGTCCGTTGCAGAGCAAGATCGGCATCACCTTCTCCCTGATCGGTACGAAGGAAGAGGCGTATGTGATCGATCCTGCGGAGACCTTCGCCGAGCCGACCGATACCGTGATGATGACCACGTTCGAAGGCTCGCTGTTTGAGGGCGGTACCGGTCTGAACCACGCAACCGCGCTCAGTATCACGCTCGAGAACGGCATGGAGGCGATCTACCGGCTGTTCTCCCGCGACGCCTACGACATCAAGCTGGGCCGCATCAACGTCAACGGCTCGCTCTCGGCGTATATCGAGGATGACCGTCTGAAAGAGAAGTACCGGGGAGAAACCAAGACGGCCCTGGTCGTTACGCTCACGGACGGCGAAAACGCCTACGAGATCGCCATGAACCGCGCCAAGCTGACCAGCTCGAGCGAGGAGGGTACCGGCGACGACCCGATCATCCAGTCCTACGACTACCGAGCGTTCAACGACACCACGGTCGGCTCGGAAATCACCATCACCCGAATCCCAGGGTAAGGGCCAGGCATGAAACCCAGTGATTTCTTCACCCGGGCCAAGGCGAACGAAGGCGAGCGCATGCCGCTCTCCCTGCCTGACGGCACCGCGACGGACGAGTGGCTGCTGATCCGCGGCGTGGATTCGGACGAGTTCCGGCACGCCCTGGATGCTTTCCGGCGCGACCTGTTGACCTATGCTTCGATCAAGGACGAGGCCGAGAAGGCGAAGAAGACCGAGCAGGCCCGCCTACGCCTGAATGCTGCGCTGGTCATCGGCTGGTCGTTTGAGGCCGAGTTCAGCGAAGCGGCCTTACTGGAGTTTCTCCGGGAGTCGCCTTACATCGCCGCAGAGGTGGACCGGTTCGCGAGTGACCGCCGCCGTTTTTTTGGGAGACGCTCGACGGGCTCGCGGAAGGACTAATCGAGCACGCCGAGCACCAATTAGGACTGCTGAAACCGGCAGGGCCGAGGCCAAAGAAAGGCCCGGATAAGCGCATCACCATCCGTGCCCAGCTTGAGGCGGTCGCGGAGAAGACAGGGAAGCGCCCGGCGCGCCTGGATGGCCCAGCATGCCCCGTTGAGCTGGCCTACCTGTGGGAGTGGTACTGCTCAGCCAGGCCCATCGAATCGCTTGCTGAGCTGAAGGCATGGGCTGATCTCTATGGTCGCAGGCTCAAACCGTACGAGATCACGCTGATGAGACGGCTCGCGGCGGTGGAGGGCAGGGTGGCGCAGAGGTAGGCGGAAGCCGATCAATTGCCCTGTTACCTGGACTACCGAAACAAATCCCCTCACTACAAGCCGGCTGCGCAGTAAATGCACTGGGTTGAGATGAATCGCCAAGGCGAACCATTTCTAATCGCTCTGCCGGCCAGAAAAGCAAAACCCCCGACAGGTTGGCGCCTTCGGGGGTTTTTATTTCCACCCCATACTGCGCTATGAGGAAGAACATGAATGGATTATAGGGCAATCGCCATGTGCCTCAAAATCATTGAGAAATCTCGACCGCTGAAAGCCTTGCTTTGGGCATCAATCTTTGTTGGGTTCTGCTTCAGCCTTGGCTTCGTGGCCGATTTCATCGCTGTGATTCGTTGGTGGTGACGAGGAAGGCGCAACATCGACCTGACAGGCGTTACCAACCCCACTGGGAAGTGTTCTGTGCTACGTGATCAAGCATGCGGAGCTGATGCAGCTTTCCATCCATTTGAACTTCATCGTAGGGGCGAATGTTAGTCCTGCGCCCCTGAGCGTTCCGTTGTGTGTATTGCGTCGAGACCACTGTCCTCGAGATCTCATCGACGGTCACTTCTCGTGAAAGCTTCTCCTCCAAATGGCGCTTGATCTCGTCGACGGGTACGCGATGCCCACGGCGAACGAATGACTGCTCTAGCATGAACTGGAAAAGCTCGGCGTCGATGCCGAGATGGTTCTTTGGTGAGACCCGCAAAACATGGCCGACCTCATGATCGCCGAGGTTCACTGCCCAGCTATCGCCCAAGGGCGCAAGGTGGCCGAGGCGCTTTCCATCGGGGGCAAATAGCGCTCCATCAGAGATCTGGAATGGCGGCGCTCCCGGTGTGGTTGATTGCCCAACTCCGTTGATGATGTAGCCCAGCACTTCAGCGGATGCGCGGGTCTGAAAGATGGCCCAGCGGCCTGTTAGGTAGGGCTTAGACATGTCGTACTCCTTGCTGGGTCGTGGTTGTCTCGCGCGGCGGCGGGGATTTCTGCATTTACGCCACATGGCTCAATGGATGAGCCTTGGGGGGAGATCAAGGGACGGCGAGACCCGCTAATTCGCCATCGCCAGATTCTCGCCTTTCTCCTATAGACCAGCAGTCGACTAGCGCGGCCTCCATAGACAAGCCAAGCGATTTCGAAGCCGTACATCGGCAGCGCTGACACAAAAATCAGCTCAGGCGACTGTGAAAGCGGAGCGTTCGAAAGGATGAGGACTTCTTTCAGCCCTAGCGCGAGTACCCAAAGCCCGAAATAGACGATGAAGATCACAAGGAAGGCATGCCCTCTGCCGCTTTCACGCTGAATCCAAGCAGGATCGAATCGGTGAGCCCGAATCCAGTTACGTTCCTGTAAGCCAAATTTCCGGAAAAACCGACGCAACATACCTCGGCGTTTGCGGCGTGGTCGCTCCTTGCGCGATAAGGCGTTAGCTGCCCAGGCCGAGATCATCTTTCTGCGGCGGATGAGGCAGATAACTGCCCAAACACTGAAGGCGCCCCAGATTGCATTCGCAGCCGTTTCGAGAAGCCACCAAATGCTGGACAGGAGGAGAGGGCTATCTAATGACATGGCCGGTCCTTGGCTGGCTGGCTTAGACGCCTAGATCGGCGGCCAGCGTGTGATCGATAAGTCGCGCTGAAAGAGCACTCATTAGCTCAGCGGGGTCTCTGCTGTCGCTGCCAACCATACGGGCAATTACCACGATTAGCCGCTCTCGTTGGTGATCATTGACCGCTTCAGGATGCGCGACTTGCAAGGCTAGGGCAGCGGTGAGCAGCGGAAGAGTCGCAAGCTCGCTCAGCGTTGACTTGATCTCGGCAGAAGCGATTGAAGCAGCAAGCTCAAGCTTTTCATCGGTCTGCTCTCGCAGCTGCTCGTCCATGTCGAGCAGTAGGCCGGCCGTTCCGAAAACTGGTGCTCCAGGGGCAACGGTCTTAAGGGCTTCCTGGATGAGGAAAGTTTCGTCGAGGCGCGCCACCAGCTCCGCCGTGGTTGATCTGCGATTTTCGGCTGCTGCTGATTCGAGCTTTTCTTTCAGCTCCAGCGGCATCCTGAAGTTAACTTGGGGGTCTGCTCTGCTCATAAATGAATAATGCAGCACGGTGCTATTGACAGCAATAAAGCACGGTGCTTGAATTGGCACTCAAAGCACGGTGCTATGGAGGCAGTATGAAGATTCGGGAATTACCTCAATTGTTCGCTCGGGTAGAACCGGTTGTGAAAGATCGGGTTCTGGAAGAGGCAAAGCGGAACCGTCGTAGCCAGGCGGCCGAAGTCGGGCTGTTGATTGAGGAGGGCTTCAAGTGGCGGGAAATGCAGAGCAAGCAGGCAGTAGCCTGAAACGAAGAAGCCCCGACGAGGTGAGAGTCGTCAGGGCTTCGAATAACGATGAGACCAGCGAGGTATCAAGCGTCATGAGGAATCATAGCACAGCAATCGCTACAGCAAATATCATCCCGTTCCGTCAGAAGGAACTGCTGCTGATCGACAATGCAGGCGAACCCTTCGTGCCGATGAAGCCCGTCGTCGAAGGTATGGGGCTAGCCTGGCAGACGCAGCACCGCAAACTGATGTCTAGCCGCTTTGCCGCAACCATCACCGAAATGGTGATAGTTGCTCAGGACGGAAAGCAGCGCGAGATGACCTGCCTCCCTCTGCGCAAGCTCGCCGGCTGGCTGATGTCGATTCATGCCAGCAAGGTTCGCCCTGAGTTGCGCGAAGGTGTTATCGCTTACCAGAACGAATGCGACGATGTGCTTTGGTCGTACTGGAACGAGGGGATTGCCATTCGTCATGACGATCGCACCGCTGCCAGCGTGCTCAGCACCACCATCGGCACCGACGGCTTCCACTGCCTGGCTGCTGTTCTGGATGGCAAGGTCCGCCATCTTCCGACAGCTGCCCGTCGCGGCGCCAAGAACCACATCTGGTCGCAGGTGCATAAGGCGTTCAGCGTCGTGACTGCTGAGGACATCCCGGCAGCGCAGCTGGACAGCGCCCGGAACTTCATCGCGGCGTATCACGTGCAAGAGGGCGAGTGGCTGCCGAAGGAAGAGAAGACCGGAACGGTGCTGGATGACAAGCAGCTGTACAACGTCTACTTCCTTCGCGCCCACTTCAAGCATCTGAACGATATCTTCAATCGCTACAAGCTCTACTCGCATTTCAGTGGAATCGGCAGCCCGGTCGGCGCAGAGATGATCGATCACTTCCGCGACGGACACATTGCAGTCCATGAACTCGGCGCGCTGGAACAGGAGTTCGATGCGGTCCAGCGTCGGCTTGGGATCAATAAGTATCGGGGCGCGGACCTTGGCTTGAGGGCGACGGCATGAACTTCACACTCAAGCAAGGCGCAACCGCCATGGTCATCGGCGGCCAGGAATCATTGATTGGCCGATCCGTTCGGCTGGTCTACCTGGTCGGTCGCTGGTGGCTGGTCAAGATCGGTAAGCGCACCTTCACCGTAGAGATGCGCGAGCTGATGCCGCTGGAGCCGCGCAAAGCCGCGACGCCCATCTAACCCAAGAACTTCACTCCGAACCCAGCCTAGTGCTGGGTTTCTGTGCTGGCGTTTTGGTACAGTCGGGGCTTTCTAGGGGAGGGAGCGGCATGAGACGGATTTGGAAAGCGGCGCTGGTTAGCGCTTTGCTCGGCTTGTTTCTGTCTGGCTGTGCGGTTGGCAACAAGCACAGCTATCACGATGCAATGGTTTTGTTTGATGTCGAAGCTGCGTCCATGGTTGCCGTGGCAGTTCAGGATCAGAGGCCTTATGTACTCTCGGGAGGCAAAGCCCCGGATTTTGTAGGATTGCAGCGTGGGGGCTTCGGCAACCCGTTTGACGTGACTACGCAAAGCGGAAAACCTTTATCGACTGACTTCACCACATCAGTGGTTCGGTCCCTAGTTCAAGGCGGCGCAAAGGCAGTCCCGGTATCTATTGCGCCTTCTCTGAATCGAGAAAGGGCGATTGCTGAGCTTAGGCGCTCGGGTGCGGAGAAGTTGCTGTTGCTGCAGCTTAACGAATGGAAGTCTGACACCTTCAACAACACAGCGCTTATTTATGACGTGAAAGCGTACGTATGCGACTCGACGGGACAAACCATTGCCGAAAGCGAGATTTCTGGCCGCGAAAATCTGGGAGGCAGCGCTTTCAATCCGCCTGGTCACGCCAAAGCGGCGGTACCACAAGCGTTCAAGCGAAAGCTTGAGGAGCTGCTTGGCGCCAAGCAGGTAGCCGCAGCGCTGAAATAGTCCATCCATCGACGTAGCTGTGCGGGGTCGTAATGAAGGTGATCGGCGGATCGTTTGGGCTAAAGGGCAGTGCTTACATCGCCGGGCCAAGGCTAATTGTCGAGGCGGCACAGAAGGCGAGTTATTCGCCTGAGCAGGTATCAGGCGTAGTGAGCCGCACGGAGAAAGAGCGCAAGTTCGGAATCGTAGGCGCCCTGGCAGGAGCTGTACTGCTGGGCGCTCTCGGTACCATGTTTCTTGGCATAGCGGGCGCAGTGATTGGCATTGTGGTAGCGATTGCCGGCTCCTTCTATTCCAGTACGCGGAACGTCTGCGAGGTGACATTCTCGGATGGCAAAACACTGGCGCTTGAATGTACGGCCAAGGCCGTGACGAAGCTGGTCAAGTTCGCTCCATAACAACTTACGCAATGCTCGAGCCCGCCCAGCGCGGGCTTTTTTACGCCTGGAGAAAAGATGCGCCCCCAAGACTTCTACACACGAACCAAGGCAAACCGGGGTGTTCGTGTCGAGCTGGTGGACCCGAATGGCCATCGCGAATGGATCAGCGTGCGCTCTGTTCTGAGCGCTGAGTTCGTCGCCGTGGCCGCCGCTATAGCGAGTCAGGCGGAGCGCTATCAAAAGCTGCTGGCCTCCGCTGATCCGGCTGAGCGCAAGCGGATCAGGCGCTTGCGCCGCGCCACGCTGGCATCGGCACTAGTTGCCGATTCCTCACTGCCGATGAAGACGCCCACGCAGATCACTGCGCTGCTGATGGCTAACCCAATGCTGCGCCGCCAGATTGAGCGTTTGTCCGAAAACCACGCTTTGCACTTTGGAGTGACGAATGACTGAATACGCAAAGCTGGTCGTCGCTGTCGACAGCACGCAGGCCGCCAAGGCGGGAACGGACCTAAGCAAGCTTGAGAAGGCATCAAAGAGCACCGAGCGCAGCATAGGGAGCTTGGGTGGCGTCGTGCGGTCCGTAGCGGCGCCACTGGCGGCTTTTTTGAGCGTCCGCGCTGTTATCCGGGCTTCCGATGAATACGGCCAAATGGCCTCCCGTATCCGTAACGCCACAAGCAGCACTGAAGAATACGAGATGGTGCAGGCGCGGCTGCTGGAGACGGCAAACGGCACCTATCGCGCCCTCAGCGAAGCGCAAGAGGTATACCTCTCGACCGCCGACACGCTGCGTGATCTTGGCTACGCCACGTCCGAAGTTCTGGATATCACTGATTCTTTCTCATATGCCCTGGTGCGCGATGCGGCTCGGGCAGACCAAGCCACCTCAGCCATGGATGCCTATTCCAAGTCGCTGATGAAGGGCAAGGTAGACGCGGACGCTTTCGCTACGATTCTGGCTGCCACGCCATCGATCGTGAACGGCATTGCCGATGCGACGGGTCGTAGCACCGAGGAAATCCGCAAGCTCGGGGCCACCGGCAAGCTTTCCGTCGAGGCGCTTAACGAAGGCCTTCGCCGCAGCCGGGACGAGAACAAGGCGCTCGCAGACGCGATGGAAACGTCCGTTCAGGACGCGCTGGTCAACCTGCAGACGCAGTTCGGCGTGTTCGTCGGAAAGGTCAACGAGACCTCAGAGGCAAGCGGTTTACTGGTTGGTTCTATCGGTGAGCTGGCCGACATCCTCGCTGATCCGGCCACAGTAGAAGCTGCGCAACAGCTAGCGGCTGGCGTAGTTACTGCATTCGGCGGAATAGCGTCCGCCATGCGCGAGACCGTTGGAATTGTCCGCTGGGGCTCTGAAGAGCTCGCAGCGATGATGAATGGCATCGCTGCTGATGACGTCGTGCGGCTCAATGATGAGCTGATCCGTCTGCAAAAAATGAAGGAAGGAGGTGCTCTCGATAAGCTGGTGTTCTTCGGCCGCGACGGGATGGTTTCCTACTACAACGAGCAGGAGCTGGATGCCGAAATAGCAAAGATTCAGGACGCTCTGAAGGATGCCATGAATCGGCCTGCCGCTAATCTGCCGGCTCCAACCGAGCCTCCGAAGGCGGTCTCGGAAGCCAGAAAGTTGGTGTCTGCAATTGCAGCGGACACCAATGCAGCAGACGCCGAAGTCAAGAAGCTGACTAACTCTTATCAGTCGATGGAGAAGTCGCTGGCGCGGCAGTTAGCCCTCTACGGCCAGGCAAGCGAAGTTTCCAGCCTGCGGTTCGAGATCGAGCAGGGCTCACTGAAGGGTATCGTCGGGAAGCAGGCCGATTACCTGATCGGCCTGGCCCGCGAACTTGACGCCAAGCGCGACCTGACGGAGCAGGAAAAGCTGCGAATCGACATCCTGCGTGAGTCAGGCCAGCTCCGCGCTGCCAATGACGCCCAGTTCGAGCTGGAGTACGCCGAGAAGATTGCTGAGTACGAGCGCCAGAGCAACGTTGAGGCCCTGAAGCGCCTGGAGACGCTGCGCCGCATCAGGGAAATCCAGATGAACGCCGAACAGGCGCCGGGAACAGTCGAGGGCGTTTCGCAGGCTCCGACAGTATCGGGGGCGGACGCTATGTTTGGCGGGGCTTTCGGAGAGCTGGCCAAACTGCAACAGCAGGCCGAGGCCCAGGATCAATGGCGAGCCACTGAACTGGAAAAGCAGAGAGCCTTTCTGGCTACCAAAGAACTGCAGCAATCCGACTACGACGCTCGCGTAGAGAACATCCACCAGCAACACCGAGATCGGATGGCTCAAATAGACGCGGCAAGCCAGCAAGTTGCCTTGTCGGCCGCATCCCAAGGGTTTGCAGATCTGGCCTCAGTGATGATGTCCGCAGGCGATGACCAGAGCGCGGCATATAAGGTCATGTTTGCTGCCAGTAAAGCGTTCTCCATAGCCCAGGCAAGTCTGAATTTGAGCACGGCGCTTACCCAAGTCCTAGCCGACCCAACCGCACTAACTCCGTGGCAAAAGTTCGCAAACATCGCAGCTGTGGCGGCGTCTGGCGCAAACCTTGTTGCGCAAGTGACGAGCGCCGCCATGTCTTTCGAAGGCGGCGGCTTCACAGGCTACGGCCCCCGCAGTGGTGGTTTGGATGGGAAGGGTGGCTTTATGGCCATGGTCCATCCGAACGAGACGATCATTGATCATACGAAGCAAGGTAGCCCAGCTAAGGGAGCCGGCAAAGGCTCAGCCCCGGAAATCAGCTTTACCGCTCAGGTGGTAGTCGAGTCTCAGGCGGGCATGTCTCCAGAGGAGTCACGCGCACAGGGAGAGATGGCCGCCGGCGCAATGCGCGCCACCTTTATGTCGATGATCGAAAAAGAATCCCGTCCCGGCGGTCTGTTGTGGAGTATGTATGGGGGAGGTCGCTGATGGAGGTATTTGATTATCCGGTCGATAACGCCACCAGTATTGACGTGGCGTTTCGCACCCTGACGGCCGACTTCGGCGATGGCTACAGCCAAGGCGCTGGCGACGGCATCAACGTCAGAAAAGAAGCGTGGCGTGTTTCTGCTGCCGGGCACTGGACAGATGGCAGCGGTATGCCGGTAAAAGCCATGTCGGAGTTTCTTGATCGGCAGGCCGGTTACAAGGCGTTCCAGTGGGTTACGCCGAAGGGAGAAAGCAAGCTATTCAAGTGCAAGGCCGGCTACAGCCTGACGCATGAGGGGGCTGGCAATTTCAAGTTGGCCGCTACTTTTGAGGAGGTATTCCACCCATGAGCCTAGCGGCCGACGTCCAGCGTCTGGAGCCCGGGCAGATCGTGACGCTGTACATCCTCGACGCTGAAGCCGTCGGCGCGGAGGTGTACTACTTCCACAGCCACGACGCAGCGCCGATTACCTTCCAAGGCATCCAGTACGAGCCATGGCCGCTTGAGGCGACTGGCTTCGAGATGAGCGGCAGCCGCAACCCGTCACCCTCTCTGAAGATGGGTAACGTGGGCGGCTTCATCACTGCGCTGTGCCTAGAGTTCGACGACTTGGTAGGAGCGAAGCTGACCCGCAAGCGCACGCTTGGCAAGTATCTGGACGGCCAGCCTACCGCTGACCCCGAAGAGGAGTTTCCACCCGAAATATGGTTCGTCGAGCAGAAGGTTGGAGAGACGTCAGAGGCAGTTGAGTTCGAGCTGGCAAGCGCCATGGACTTTCAGGGCGTCCAGCTTCCGCGCCGACAGATCATCGCGAACTACTGCCCCTGGCGATATCGGGGATCGGAATGCGGATATACCGGCCCGCCCGTGGCGGATGAGTACGACGTCATCACGGCCGATGCGGCGCGGGACAAATGCGGCAAGCGGCTGCAGAGCTGCAAGCTGCGATTTGGCGAGACCGGCGTCCTTAACTTCGGCGGTTTTCCTGCAGCCGCGCTAACGCGCTAACGCGCTAACGCGCTAACGCCGCTTCGAATCAGCAGCCCGCCTAGTGCGGGCTTTTTTGTGAGTGCAGACCATGCGACTACCGGCAGCGGCCAAGCGTCACGCGGAATCGTGCTACCCGCGCGAAAGCTGCGGCCTGATTGTGGGCGGGCAATACTGGCCGTGCCGCAACATCGCCTCGACGCCAAGCGAGCACTTCGTCATCGACCCGACCGACTACAAGGCGGCGATGCGCGAGGGTGAGGTTCAGGCTGTCGTTCACAGCCATCCGGACTACCCGGCACAACCCAGCGTTGCAGACCGCGTGGCATGCGAGGAGTCCGGCCTGCCCTGGGCAATCATCACGGTGGAGCAGGGCAAGGCAGGGAAACATGCCTGGATCAAGCCTGAAGGCTGGCAGGCACCGCTGATCGGTCGTGAGTTCGTCCACGGCGTGCATGACTGCCTGTCCATCGTTCTCGATTTCTACCAGCGCGAGATGGGTATCGACCTTGGTCGCTACGAGCGCGAGGACGGCTGGTGGGACCTTGGCAAAGACTACTACCGGAAGCTTCTGCCGAAGGCCGGGTTCCACCCGGTGAACAACCTGCAGCACGGCGACGTTGTGCTGATGCAGATCCGCTCGCCGGTCCCGAATCATGCCGGCGTTTATCTCGAGTCGGGCGTTCTGGCTTCCGAGCCTGGGCACTACCCGGCCCCGCAATCAATCCTCCATCACCTCTACGGGCGCGACTCCAAGCGTGATCCGTACGGCGGCTATTGGCTGGAAAAGACAGTGAGTATTTGGCGCCATGAAACTCAAGACAATTAGGTTGTACGGCAAGCTTGGGGCCAAGTTTGGCCGCGTTCATCGGCTGGCTGTGTCTAATGCGGCCGAGGCTGTGCGAGCGCTCTGCGTGATGCTCCCCGGATTCGAAAGCCATATGAGCAACGCACCTGGCGGATACGCCGTGTTTTACGGTCGCGAGAACGTCGGGCATGAAGCGCTCGGGCACCCAGCGGGGCGCGATGACATCCGAATCGCGCCGATCCCTGCCGGCGCCAAACAGGGCGGAATATTCCAGGTTGTGGTCGGCATCGTGCTGATCGTGGCTGGCTTCTTTACGGGCGGATCAACTTGGGGCCCAGCAATGATGATGGCCGGCGCGGCAATGGCCGTCGGCGGTGCAGTAATGATGCTCTCTCCCCAGCCGAGCGCCGCCGAGTCGGCTGATGCAGCCAATAACCGCTCCAGCTATGCGTTCAACGGCGCGGTAAATACCCAGGCTCAAGGAAACCCGGTCCCGCTGCTGTACGGCGAACTGATCGTCGGCTCTGCGGTGATTTCGGGCGGTGTTTATGTGGAGGACAGGGCATGACGGCGACGATCAGGGGCGCCAAGGGCGGGAGCGACAAGCCACGCACTCCAGTAGAGTCGCCCGACAGCCTTGTCAGTACTGCCTACGCTCGTCTGATTGATCTGATTTCAGAAGGCGAGATTTATGGGCTGGTAAACGGCGCAGCGTCGATCTTTCTCGACGAAACACCTGGAACATCGGGCTTTGCCGGTTTCACCTGGGAGCAGCGTACCGGCAGTCAGGACCAGGCCTACCTCGCTGGATTCCCGCAGGTCGAGAACGAGATAAACATCGGCGTCGAGTTGCAGGCTGCATCGCCCTGGGTTCGCTCGGTCACGAACTCCGACCTGTCCGCTGTTCGGATCAACTTCTCCGTTCCGCGCCTGGCCCAACAGAACACCAGCAACGGAGACACCACAGGCTATCGCGTCCAGTACGCGATTGATCTGGCTATAGGCATGGGAGCATACCAAGAGGTATTGCGCGGCGCGTTCGACGGGAAAACCACCGGTGGATACGAGCGCTCAGTACGTGTCGACTTGCCGGAGGGTTCCGGCGGCTGGCGTGTGCGTGTTCGTAGGCTGACGCCGAACAGCACGTCATCTGCCATCGCGGACACGGTCAACATCAAGTCCATCACTGAGATCATCGACGCCAAGTTCCGCTACCCGAACTCGGCGATTATCGGGGTCTCGTTTGACGCCGAGTCGTTCGGCGGGGCGGTGCCGCGCCGTGGTTACCACGCTCGAGGCCGGATTATCCGTGTGCCGAGCAATTATGAGCCGACTACGCGCACCTATTCCGGCATATGGGACGGCACGTTCCAGCTCGCGTACAGCAACAACCCGGCGTGGGTCTACTACGACCTGTTGTTGCACCCACGATACGGCCTGGGTGATCGGATCGACGCGAGCCAGGTGGACAAGTGGGGTCTGTATCAAATCGCGCAATACTGCGACCAAATGGTCAACGACGGCATGGGCGGCCAGGAGCCGCGCTTTACCTGCAACCTGTACCTGCAGAAGCGCGCTGACGCCTACAAGGCTCTGCAGGACATCGCTGCGATCTTCCGTGGCATCACCTATTGGGGGGCAGGCCAGGCCATTGTTTCGGCCGACATGCCGGCCGACCCGGTGTACACGTATACCAACGCCAACGTCAAAGACGGCAAGTTCTCCTACAAGGGCAGCAAACGCTCGACCCGATACAGCGCGGCGCTGGTCAGCTGGAATGATCCTACTGACATGTACCGAGCGAAGGTCGAGTACGTGCAGGATGATGACGCAGTGGCACGCTTTGGCGTGCAGTCTGTAGAAATCACTGCCCTTGGTTGCACCTCGCAAGGTCAAGCCCAGCGGGCCGGGCGCTGGGCGCTTCTTACGAACCTGCTTGAAACCGAGACGGTTACGTTTGCGGTGGGCCTCGACGGCATTCGTGCGCGCCCTGGCCAGATCATCCGCGTGGCAGACAATGCCCGCGCGGGCCGACGTATTGGCGGCCGGGTACGGTCCGCAACACCAAGCGTCATCACCGCCGACAAAGTGGATGGCGTTCAGGTAGGTGATGAGTTGACCTGCATCTTGCCGAGCGGCGTAGCGCAGACGCGAGACGTACTTGGCGTGAGTGGCAGCGAAATCACGATATCGCCAGCGTTCGACGCAGCGCCTGTCTCGCAGAGCGTATGGGCCTGGGAGTCTGCCAGTCTGGCCGCGCAGCGCTATCGAATCGTTAGCATCGGGGAGTCTGGCCCGCTGGAATATTCGATCACCGCAAGCAAGTACGTCGAGGGGAAGCACGCAGCGGTCGATAGCGGTGCGATCATCAGTCATAGGCCGATCACCAGCATTCCGTCCAGCGTTCAGGCGCCGCCTGAAAACATCCGCGCGATCAGCAATTGGATGCTGGAACAGACGCTGGCCGTCACGACAATGACCATCATGTGGGACGCTGCGCCTGGAGCAACGCGCTACGACGTCGAGTGGCGTCGTGGTGATGGTGCATGGGTTTATGCGGGCCGTGCAGGCGGCGCTGAGCTGGATGTTGTCGGTATCTATGCTGGCAGCTACCAGATCCGCGTCCGCGCACTGAACAGCCTCGATGTTTCAAGCCCTTGGGGCTACAGCGAAGCCATTGAGCTGGCAGGCAAGGCGGGCACGCCTCCAGCGGTCGCATTCCTAAATGCGGCACCGGAGATATTTGGTATCCGCCTTGAGTGGGGCTTCCCTGCCGGCGCTGAGGACACGCTGCGCACGGAGATTCAGTACAACACGTTGCAAAGCGAAGAGAGCGCGCTTCACCTTGGCGACTACGCCTACCCAGCCAACACCCACACCATGACTGGTCTTGCCGCCGGCGTGACGTTCTGGTTCCGGGCTCGCCTTGTCGACCGTACCGGAAACATTGGGCCGTGGTCGGATTGGGTAATGGGTCAGTCGAGCGCCGACGCCTCGGCAATCCTTGAGTACATCACAGGCCAGATCACCGAAACCGAACTCGGCCAGAACCTGCTCGACCGCGTCGACTTGATCGACGGCAACGGCCCCGGCTCAGTCAACGAGCGCATCCAGGATGCAGTATCGCAGGCCGTCGACGCGCTGGCCTACGACCCCAATCAGGCCTACGCGCAAGGCGATGCTGTCCGTGGCGGCCCCAATGGCCGGAGGCTGTACCAAGCTCTGGTTGATGTCCCGGCCGCACCGGACGGCAGCAACGCGCCGCCGAACGACAATCTGTGGATGGACGTTGGCCAGGTAGTCGAAACCGCCAATGGCCTCGCTGTGCAGGTCGCGGAGAACACGGCTGGCATCAGCGTGCTCGACGGGATCGTGACAGCGACGGCCTCAAGCCTGGCCGTGTTGCAGGCTGCCTACCGGGACGATGACGGGGAAGGCGAGCTCGCGGACGCCCTGAAGGGCTGGGACTCTGCAGCGCGCATTACTCAGGTGGCCCGGACGGTGGCGACCGAGAACATGGCCATGGCCGAGCAGATCAATCAGCTCGATGCGACCGTGGGCGACACTTCGGCAGTGGTTCAGCAGACCTCGCAGGCGCTAGTTGATCTTGAAGGCAAGGCCTCGGCGCTCACTACGATCAAGACGCAGACGACGGTCGACGGTCGCACCGTCATGGCCGGCCTGGCGATCGGTGTCGAGGGTGAGGAGCAGGAGTCGCAGATTCTCGCCTTCGCCCAGCGGTTCGCCATTCTGGATGAGTCGAGCGGGGAGCTGATCACGCCGTTCGTGGTTCAAGGCGGGCAGATATTCGCGAACTCCGCGGTATTCAACCAGGCCGACATCGTGAACCTGATCGTGACCGGAGAGCTGCGATCGTCGGATTACGTCGAGGGGCAGCAGGGCATTCGCATCAACTTCGTGACCAATGAGTTCGAGGTGAACGGGTCGGTGCCGGGCGAGGGAAGGATCACGATCAACAACAAGGTCATCACGGCTTATCACCCCAATGGGGTAAAGGGGCTTGAATTCGGCATTGGGGGTTGATGATGGGAGTGATCTATCGGTCCTACGACGAGGAGGGCAGGCTGCTGCTGCGAGAGACGGGAAGCGTGAGCAAGGTGCTCGGCAAGTTCGCTATCCCGGCGCAGAGCAGCGGAAGCATTACCGTGCCGATCGACCTGCCCGGCACAGTGTTCTTCGTAATCGTCCCTGTACCCAATCCTGGCGGCACATTCCTCGGCAGTCGACCGGTCGTGGTGTACGACGGCAGCGGTGTGTTCAGCTGGATATTTGCCGGGACCGGGGGCTGGACCGGGGGCAGCTATGAAGTCCATTACGGAGTGTATTGATGGGATTCTTCAGGACGTGGGACGAGACAGGGAAGAATCTCGTCGACTCGGACTATGTGACGTTCGGACTGATCAAGTCAGGGTATATGACTTACCTGACGTCTGTAGAGCGGATGCAGCGCAGATATCAGAATAACAACGACTACTACCCGACCGGAGTATTTGACAGCATCCATGGATTTTCTGTTACAGCAGAAGCGCCGATTGTCTTTGTTTCTGGAAGGGCAATACTTCAACAAATAATTCGCACCGGTAACACATTCACGTACTGGTACGCCCATGCTTCACCTTCGGCTAGATACTATGTGTTCGATCCGATGCGGGACATGGGGCCAGGGTCTGCGAAGATGCGTCTGTGGGACGACGTCGGGGTATGCACGTTGGACACGGCGATGCCATTTATGGATATTGAGGGGTCACGAACGGCAACGCTCCCAAGCAAAGTAAACGGAGTACCGGACGGATGGAGGGGATACGCGGGAGGAACCACTGCTCTACTGCCGAACTCTTCCTTGCTGGACTTATTGTCCATTCCTGTCGGCGGGGATTGCGCTGTAAGCAATCAGTGGTCTAGGGCGATGTTCCATACCGCAGATAATCCAACGGTCCAAATATCCGCAAAAGAAGGTGCATATGGCGAGGGAGGCAATCTGGTTTTCGCGATGGCTACCGAAGCAGGTTGCCATATAAACCCGTTCCATAAAGCGTACTTTCCCTGGACGTTCTTCGATATACCCACCGCGAGACTGCCAAGCGCGAGTTTCATCGACGCATCCACGCTCCCGTTACCGTTTGGATGAAGCCTGACGTAGCGCGAAGAAGATAAACACCAGAGCCCGCCACGAGCGGGCTTTTTTACGCCTGGAGAAAAGCATGCCCTGGTACAACCAAGGAACAGTCGATGTCACGGCTAATAGCGACACGGTCACCGGTACCGGTACGGCGTTCAGCGCAAATGCCCGGGTTGGGGATGCCTTCCGTGGCCCTGATGGCCGGTGGTATGAGGTAACCAATATCGCGAGCGCTGCGGTCCTTTCGATCCGCCCCGCATACGTTGGCGAGAGCGTCAGCGCAGGGCCGTACTCCATTGCGCCCATGCAGGGCTACGTGAAGGAGTCGGCCGATCGATTGCGCAAGGTGGTCGATGAGTTTGGCGCGATACTGGCCGAGATGGGCACATACGGCCCGACGCTGAAGATCGATGCCGTTGGTCTCTTGGAAGACCGTAGCCAATACGACTCCGCCGGCGCGGGTTTCGCCTTCTACGCCAGCGACAGCGAGCAGCTTTACCTGAAGTTGTCGTCGACGCTTGGCGATTGGTCAGCTGGTGCGCCAGTAGCGCGAGGCCCTGCGGGTGAAAAGGGCGATACAGGTGACGTGACGCCAGAGGCCATTGCGGCGCGTGATGCCGCTCAAGAAGCCGCCGAGAGCGCGGACGACAGCGCCCAGGCTGCTGCCGCCAGCGCCGCAGCAGTAGCCGCTATTGGGGCGGGGTGGACTCCGGTCATTGCTCTCGTGCCGGACGGCGAACGCATCGTGATGCAGGTTGACGACTGGACTGGCGGCGAATCGAACAAGCCGGCAGTCGGCATGTACGTTGGCCCTTCTGGCTTCGTTGCTACCGCCGCTGAGGCGACCAATATTCGTCCCCAGGGAGGCGGAACGGTCTCGTCTGTGAATGGAGCCGGCCCGGACGCAAACGGCAACGTTCAGTTGGGCACTGCTGCGGAAGCAGACGTTCAAACCTCTCCAACCGATACTACGCCAGGCGCACTGATGCCGGTGGGGGCGTTCTACCTCGGCGCCGATGACCAAGAAACGCCACTGTCGGATATAGCCAACCTCAACGAAACGCGCTTCTTTCGTTACAACAGCGGAACGGTCGGCCGCCCCACGAGCGGATCTGGACTGGGGGAAGGTGTCTTCATTGCTGCGCTGTCGCAGGGTAACGGCTACGGCGGTGCGTTGTTCTTGGACTACACGGTCAACGATATTGCGTTCCGTCGTAAAACAGCCGGGTCGTGGGCGGCCTCTGTCAGCCTGTTCCACACCGGAAACGTCAGCGCGTTTATCCAAGCGCTTTTCGCTGCGCAAGACGCCGAAGAAGCCAAAACCAGTCTGGAAATATCGGATGTGCCCCCAGGGCTGGGTGTCGGCCAGACTTGGCAGGACGTAATAGCTAGCCGAGCCCAAGGAACAACGTATACGAATACGACAGGCCGACCAATCCAGGTATCAATCAAGGCTTCGCAAGGGGCGGGAGGGCAGGGCTTTTGTCGGGTTAACGGCGTGGCGGTGGCCGATTTGAACGCCAACTCTCTGAACGACTTCATGTGCGCAAGCTTCGTAGTGCCGGATGGCGCAACGTATTCCTACAGCGTTACCGCTGGGGTTCAAACAACCAATCTCTGGGCGGAGTTACGGTAATGAAGTACTTTCGAAATCCACAGTCTGGCGAGGTTTTTGCGTTCGAGGCGGACGGTTCACAGGATGAGTTCATTCCGTCGGAACTAATACCAATGACACCAGCCGAGATCGAGGCGCACCTAGCTCGGCAGCCTGATGACTATGCGGCTGCTATCGCTGCCCGCCGCTGGCAGGCTGAAGTATCCGGTATCGAGATCGCAGGCATGCGTATCGAAACCGACGACCGGACCAAGACGCTGCTGAACGGCGCCGCTCTGCGGGCAACTATCGACCCCCAGCACAGTCGGCGCTGGAAGCTGGCAGACGGCACATGGGTCACGCTCGATTCCGAAACACTGATCTCTGCGGCAAAGGCAGTAGATAGCTACGTTCAGGCCTGCTTCGACCGTGAGGAAGAACTAGTAGAGGCTCTTGCTGACGGCACCTTCACCGAAGCGATGCTGGAGGAGGGTTGGCCTGATGGATCGGTTCCCGCACCCGCTGCAGGTTGAGCTTCAGCCCGACCGTAAAAGATGGCGCCTTCTGGCGCCTTTTTCGTATCTGGATCCTGACCACGGACTGATCGAGGTTCCGGCCGGATTCGAGACCAACTTCGCGTCGGTGCCGCGCTGGCCGCTCACGTTCGCTCTGCTGGGGCAGTACGGACACGCGGCGGCGGTACTGCACGACTGGCTCTATACGACCGGCCAGCTATCCCGCGCCGACGCTGATCGGGTGTTCCTCAATGCCCTGCGCTCGTCGGGAATCGCCCGATGGCGCGCATACGCAATGTGGGCAGGCGTTCGGATAGGCGGCGCTAAACGATACAACCAGACCCCGCCGAGTGCGGGGTTTTCTTTGCCTGGAGATTGACGATGCAAACCTCACAACGAGGCATTGACCTCATCAAGCGATTCGAGGGGCTGCGACTTACCGCCTATGACGACGGCGTTGGCGTGCAGACCATTGGCTACGGCCACACGGCAGGCGTGAAGCATGGGATGACGATCACGGCAGACCAGGCCGTGCAGTTCCTGCGTGAAGATTTGCACAGCGCAGAGCGTGACATTGACAGGCTGGTCACCGTGCATCTCTGCCAGCACCAGTTTGATGCATTGGCTTCACTGGTATTCAACATCGGCGGCACCGCATTCCGCGACTCGACGCTGCTACGCAAGCTCAACGCCGGGGACTATGCGGGCGCCGCCGTTCAGTTCGAACGATGGGTGCATGGCGGTGGAAAAATCCTCCCGGGGTTGGTCAAGCGCCGCGCCGCCGAGAGGGCGATGTTCGAGGATGCGCAATGACCGCCTGGCTGAAGCACTACAAGCTATTCGCTGCCGGCGCGGCTGTGCTCGTCCTTATGCTGCTGGCTGCTGCCGGTGCCTGGGAGTGGCAAGCCAACAGCTACGGCAAGCAGCTCGCTGAACAGCGTACCGAATGGGCTGACCAGCTACGCCTCACCGCCGAGGCCAATGCCGATGTCATTCGCAAACAACAGACCGACCGCCTTGTGCTGGAGGCGCGCCTGGCTGCCCTCGACACAACATCAACCGAGAAACTGACCCATGCACAAACCGAAAATGACCGCCTGCGCCGCGAGTATTCTGCTGCTGACAATGAGCGTCGCCGGCTGCGCATCGAGGTCCGCGTCGCCCGTGCCGACGCCACAGTGTCCGCCGCCACCGGCGCCGGCAGCCTGGGCGATGCAGCCAGCGTCGAACTCAGTGCAGCAGCTGGATCAGCTGTTTGGGATATCCGAGGAGGAATGACAGCGGATCAGGCCAAGATCGAGTATCTGCAAGGGTATATCTGCATGATCAAGCCGGACGTGTTCGGGTGCTCCACAGAAAGCGGGGCTGCCGGTGCGCTAGATAATAGAAAGGCCAGCCCTCCGCAAATATTGCGGGGGGCCGGCTGATTGGTGGATGAGATTAACCAGTTGAGAGGCGAGTCACGCCACGCTAGTTAACGGTTGATGTAGATTTTGAAGGGCTTACCAACGGCGAGCTGAACGTAGCCGTTGGGAAGACGGCGGCTCCAGCGCAAAATGAAGGTGCCCCGTTCGTCGGTATAGGTCATACCGTTTGTCCTCTCGAGGAGTTGCCACTACTTACCCGGTTGGACAATGAAATTCGACGTGTGTATAGTTAGCTCTCGTCTAGAGAGGCTTCGCTAGCACATGTCTTGCTACATTGCAAGAAGCGAGTGGAGTACTTCTTTGGTTGGTAACCCAACCACCGAGCTCTGACCGATACGGTGCGAACGTATTTGGTCAGAGCTTTAGTTCTAATTGCTGGTCGTGTTTATTAAGGCCCAGCAGCGCAATTATCGCGTCCGCAAAAAAATCCGCCTGCCATTCGGAATCGTTTTCCATAACTGAATTCGATTCTGAGAAGTGAAAGCGCGGCTTATGACACAAAAAAATATGCCCCAGTTCGTGAAGAAAAATTCTAACCGCCTCGGCATTTCCCTTGCAGAGACTCAGATAGAGTCGCTCGGGCATATAGATCATTAGCGTTTGTGGATCAACGGTGGCTCGAGTGGCGTCGATCCATTCGTCGTCTGCGATCGGGTCTACATAGATCCCGTATGTTTCTAGCTTGCTCACCAGCTTTTCTGCCCGCCCGGGTGCGAAGGTGCGCTTGCCAATCCCTACAAACTCACAGACTTTCGAGCTGATTTCGGCGATTTGTTCGCTGTTAAATGCGGGGACATGGTGTCCCCGCATGGAATATTGAGCAGATTCAGGCGTCATCTTTAGGTCTCTCCGCATAAATATCGGCGAGCAGGGTGCCCAGCCTGTTAAGTTGCTCTTGGGTGAAATCCGAGTTGGCGAAACCAGCGATCAGCGTTTTGTGCTGCGGAGGCAGTCCCTCCAGGGAGACGCTGTCATTTGACTCGCAAGCGAGAGCTCTCAGCTCATTCTTATCAACGGTCGCTTGGTGGGACCGAAGGTATTCAGCGATTTTCTCCACCCATTCCATCGGTACCTTGCTCCGGCCGGTCTCCATCGCGCTTAGAAATGCAGGCGAGGTCTTGAGTGATGCAGCCATGACGCTAAGGGTCAAATTTAGATCCCGCCGATATTCACGGATCGTGGCTCCAAACTTTGTAAGAGACATAGTGGTTCCCTCAGGGGTGTTTCATTGGTCTGAGCGCATTACAACCGATTCAGTTGCCGATGTAAAGCGTTTTACTTGAAAAGTTGAAAACTAGAACAGTTGGCCTGCCGTCTGCTAGCCGCGCATTGTTCGGGAGGAAGTCTCGGTATAGGTGCCGTGCCGGACTGCCGGTAGCAGTGCCGCCTTGGGCTGCCCGCAACCTGCGGAAGACGGACAGCCTGGAACTGAAGGTCAGGGCGCTGCTGGCGGAGCGGCGCCAGAGGATCGGCTACGAGCGAGAACTGCTGGCGGCGAATGAGGCGTGTCGCTAACTCCGCCACCTGAACCGCTCCGGCGTCTCGCGCACGAACCCCTGGCCTTCGCATTCCCCGCAGTCCTCTCGCTTGCTGAACGAGTCATCGCAGGCGGGGCAAGGCATGAAGATGGACACGCTGGCTCGCGTTGAGAGTGCTGCATGCCGCTCCGTGTCGCCTTCTTCCTTGGCCAGCTGGATTGCATCGAGGGCGGCCCGGTACAGGTCCGGGTCGTCGATGGCGCGCAGTTCTTTGCCATTGATCCTCCGTGACACCTCGACCAGCTCGTACTCACCGTCTGGTGTGATGCAACGTTTCCCATCTATGCGTCCGATCGATTCCTCGCTTCGATTGAGCAGCTCCAGGCCAATGTCAGTGTGCGTCACCCTCGCGTCTATCTGGGATGCGCTCCAGCGTTCCTCGAGCGGTTTCCAGTTAAAGGCGGTGCCCGACAGATACCCTAGCGCCGCGCCGTCGCGCACTAGCAAGTAAGAGCCAGACCGTAGGAAGTAACGGTGACGGACTATCTGCTCTTCGATCTCGTGCGAGTAAGCAGACTCCGCAAGCTCAAGCAGGTCGAAGTGCTCCAGAGGGTCGATACTGCCCGCTCGAAGCAGGTCGTCCGCGGCATCGACGAGGTTGTCCCGGTAGAGCCGTGGAAGGTTACGGCGTTCTGCTGCGTCGTCTAGCATGCGATGCCAGCGCTCGACGGTCATGCTGGTGCGGTGAGTGAAGGAAATGTCGCGGCCCATGGTCTGCTCTGATGCTGTATATGTGTACAGTATCAGGCCGACTGAAAACCCATCCAGCGCTTGCTGATCGACGGCTATAGCACCGGATTGTTGATGCGCTCGATCAGGTGTGCGCCTTCGTTGCGGACGTTTCCTACAGCTTTATCGACGGGATACCAGTCGAACTCCTCGACGCCTAGGCCATGTTCAAGCGCGATGTCTTCCGCTTCGTTTGGATCTAGCTCTGGATCTAACCAGTGCAAGGCGCATTCAGACGACAGCACCAACGGGCGCCGGTCGTGGATGTCCAGCATGCCGGCGCCGCTCGACGATGTGATGATCACGAAGCCGTCCCCGTCGCGGGGCTCGCCAATGCCGCCTCGCTGAAACTGGCCCAAGGCAGCGAAGAACATCGGTGCGTTCGTTCGCAGCTTGATCAAGTAGGGCTGCTTGATCTTCGGGTTCGCCTCGTCCTTTTTCCATTCGTACCAGCCATCGGCCGGCACAATTGCCCGGCCTGTCTTCCAGATATCGCGGAAGAACTTGGAAGTGGCGGCGGTCTCCACCCTGGCGTTGATCGCTGGCGGTCGCTTGCCTTGCGCCCAGAAGGGCGCGTAACCCCATCGCACGCCTTCCATGCGTAGCCCGTCGTCGTCTTGGTGCAGCAACTGGACCTTTGATTGCGGCGGCACGTTGTAGCGCCCGATAGGCTCGGAAGGAATCCCGCCGACTAGCTGGAGCTGAGGGTCCAGGGTAAACAGGTATTCCACGGCCTGGCTGTATTGTGTGATTCGTCCGCACATGGTCTCGCCTCGCTGCTCGATGAGCAGTTGACCGCGGCGGGGTGTGTCTTGTTGCCTAGGGAATTTGGTTTGCCCAGAACGGGCGAGGAGGGTGCGCAGAGATCACAGGGGGGATGATCCGGACGAAATAGAGCTCCGTTATGCCCTACTGTTTCGGGGCAAATCTTGGGGCAAATCTTGGGGCAGAGGATGGTTTTTTATGGGCTCGTGCGGGCCTGCAGCACAGTAAATACGCTGATCCTGCCCCGCCAAAACCCCCATTAGAACTGCATGGTGATGTTGGCGGTAGAAATCAAGGGATTGTCCTGCGGGTGTTACAGCGGTGGTTAATCGCCTTCCTCCGTTACCTGTACCAGTTCCGTACCATTTTTGATTCTGGCAGGCAGCTTTTCGAGCTCGTTCCAATCGGAGGCCGAGCTCAGCCATTTGGCATAGGTCGAGAGCAACATCTGCACGCTATGCCCGAGCTAGCTTGCGATGAACGCTGGGTTCATGCCGGCCAGCAGGCACATGGTTGCGTAGGTGTGTCGGGCGTCGTATTGCCGGCGCCTACGGATACTCAAAGCATCCAGCGCGGCATGAAAGTGCTTAATGGTAACACTCGGCTCCTCGATCCACAGCCCGCCTTTGCTTGGTGGAAAGACGAAAGGGCTTTTGGCGAACGACGATGCAGAGACCATGTTCTTCAGCTTGGAGATGCGTCTCGCTTCTTGTAG